TACTCTACAAGATTATCATTCACAGTTATAGCGTGAACTATTAAATTATCATTTGGTAATTGATACGCAAAATCATATCTACCAGTTGGTGCATCAGTTAATCTATTTAAAACTTTTTGATCTGTAGCAAATCGCCATCTACAGTTTTGTAATGCAGAACGGCAGATGTCCTCATAAAGATTTGAAGCTACCAAAGATTCTGTAGAACCATCTGTAAAAGATGTAATCGGTTCAGCTCCGATCAGAATCAATGCTCGACTACAAATATCAATCGAACTATCTGCCGCTGTGCTAGACATATTTAGTCACCATCTGTTTCTACAATAACTGTACCATCAGATACATCTACTACAGAACCTGTGTTTGATAGGACATTTACCCAATGGGTCGTTGGAGCATTGGTATCTGAAACACAGATAACATCACGAACACTTAACATATTTGCCGCATCATTAAAATAACCAGAGCTATTTACAGTTGCGATTGTGTCCGATGTCGAGTAGTTCCAAAGTTTTGGACCAACTCCATTCATAGACCAAAGGGTCAAATTAGAAGCACTATAAGCCATATTAATATCCCCTATGAGTTGTTATCTAAGAGTTCATAGACACCATTGTCATCAATAACAACAGCACCCATAGACATCATAGATGTTGCAAGATGTGATGCTCTTTCAGCAATATAGTTTACTTCCGTCTGAACATCAGAGTTTACACCAAGACCAACTGCTGTTGTATGATATGCCATGTTCTTTCCAGCTGTTATAGCCGCAGTTGAAAAGATCTTGAATCCAAGAAATTCTTTCATAGTCATACCACCAGCGAATGGTAGGTTTTGCTCACCAACAAAATCAGATGATGCAAATTCATTTATGTTAAATAAATCAGCATATCCTTTTGGGTGCATAGCAATATATCGACCACCATCTTCAGGAATGTTAGCTGTGCCAAATGTTTCAAACACAGAAAGCAAATCAGCTTTTTCAACAGCTGAACTTGTATCATGTATTTGAGTTGAGTTGGCACCACTATCCATTGCTGTGTATAAGATAGTATCGGTTTCTCTACCCAAAGCCGCCGCCGCAGAAGTTGCAACAGCTTGTCTTTCGTTGATATTTGTTTTTAGCTCATCCAATTTGTCGATGTAATCAGCGGCATATTTGTCACTCATTGTTGCTTCGACATTTGTGTGTGCTAGTTCCATCGGTGTAATCAAGCCATTTCTTGACTTGGTTGTTGCCGATCCAGTTCCAATCTTTTGGAAACGAACTGTGCTTCCAGTTACATTGTTTGCCTGACGTACAGTATTTCGTAGCTTTGATCCCATACGTTGATAAGCAAGATGCACTTCAGATTCGAACTGTTTGATAAAGGCAGTATCTATTGTATTTGCCATTATTCAGCTCCTTAAAGTTAAAGTTACAATTTACGTTTCAGATTGTCCTTTGCATTTGTCATAAAAGTTATCCATATAGGGCTTCTCTAATGCAGTACGGGTCTTTCACTTAACTTACTATTACACTCAATTCTCTGAGGATTGCAATAAAAAAGTCTACAAAACTCATGTTCATCCACAAAATATTGTTGTTTTTCTATCTCAAACCCTATCCATTGTAGCCATTTGATAGTTTTTTCATGATCTACTGGCACATAATTTTCTACAAAATCATACTCATAAGATAAAAATGAAAGAATTAATTTACTATATTTATAAAAAGATTTAGCAAAACTATCTATGTCATCAGTTCCAAGAAACCATATCTTACCACGGTAGTTGTAATCATCTAATGGTGTAACACCACACATAGCAACTGGTTTTTGTTTGTGTGTGATTGTAAATCCTTTTGATCCATCTTCTACAAAAGGCACATGAAGTGCTACTTTGGGTGTAACCCCAACCAATGCACACTCCCTGATATCAGGTAAACGCATATTATCGACAATAATATCAACATCAGAAATAACACATGGTCGAAACTCAAGGTTACCTCTTTTGATATACGTCAATACTTTATCGGTTTCTTTACTTTTTTCTTAGCCATAAATCTTCCTAAATCCTTCATCCACTTTACGCACAAAATCCATATCTTTATTATGACCATAATATCGAGGATCTTGCATCATTTCTTTTAGTTTCGTTTCGTTCATGACTTGTACTGGTTGTGTTCCATCTAAAAAAGGTGTTTGTTGCATCTGTGACATAAGCAATTCAACAACTTGTATACCTTCTGATGTAGAACAGAAGTCATCTATTGTTTCTCTTAGTGGATTTTCTTGAGGAACTATCTGATCTACAAACAAACCAACAGCTTCTATTCTTTGTTCTGCATGATCTCCTAACTCAGCGATCTCTGCATCAGCATCATATCCAGCTCCTATTTGCTCACCAAACATCTCAATACCTTTTTCAAACTCATCTTGACCCATTCCAGAGCTATAACAATGATCAGCCCACCAATCGAGCATAGGATTATCTTGCGCAAGTTCTGGATCAAGTGATTCAGGTAATAAATAATCACCAGCACTTTCAGGTCTATCAGCATACGCTTCACTTTCAATCTCAGCTAATACTTCATCTCTTATAGTATCTCTACTTTGTCCTATCTTTGATTCAAGATTATGATAGGAGTTTGCAAAATCTTCTGCACTTTTGAACTTTTCAGGCAACCACTCAGGTCTTTCACCCATTGAATTGACTGGTTGTTCTTCGCTTGTTGTTTCACGTGAAACATCTTCTTGTACTTGATCTTCCATTATGAACCTTTCTTTACTTTGTGACCATGTTGAATACGTCTTTCAATCAATCCAACTATATACCTTTGACCCTCTGCATGACGCAATACATCATTTGTAACTGCTGATCCATGCACAGCTTCAATAGTAATACTTCGTAAATACTGTAAGATAGCTTGACCAGTTGGTTGAGAGAATAAATGTGTGAAGTTAAGAGATACTTCTTCTTCTAAATTTTTATTTCTTGGGAATCCATCTAATCCAGTAACTGCTGGATTATTAGTTAGTTTGTTCATTTGGCATCTGTCCTTGTTGTTGCATCTGCATTTGTTGTTGTTGCATCTGTTGAGCCATTCTAATTATCTCTTTTCTTTCTTCTAAATCTCTTACAAGATTATCAGGAACACCAAACTTCTTAGCTAAATAGGTGGCTGTTTCTTCTGAGTTAATTAAAATATTTGTAAGTTCTTGACCAAAACGAGCTTGTGTTAGCTCAAGAAATCTAGCCACACTACTAATATCAGCATTTGATTGTGCTTGTGATAGTGGTGAAACAGATCGTACTTTTACTTGTCTACCATTTATTACTGGTATTTTTATTCTGTTTTGTTTCTTTAGAATATGAACAACTCTTTGTAATACTGGCTGTACCAGTTCTGCTTGCAATCTTCCAAAAGCAGATCCAATACGACGGCTTAAGTCAGCCATTCTTTCTGCGATTTCCGTAGCTGTTGCTGGTGTTCTGTCAGGATTACCAAGCATATCATTATACAATGCTCTCTTAATATTCAATCGCATATCAGATAAGATAAGATTTGCTACATCAAACGATCCAGCCGCTTGAACTGGTTGCAATCCAGCAGAGTTTGGTGCTTTAGGTATAACAGTTCCAGGCACTAAGTTAATTGTATCTGGATTAATAACGCCATCATCATCCATCTGATACACACCAGAGATTGCCATCTGTGCATTTTCTAAAACAAGTTCTATTGTCAGGTTGGTAGTTTTAATCGCACTCAATGCGTTGACAAGTGGACCTCGCCCATAGACCGCACCGGGATCTTTACTCCAACGAAAACATATAAATGGATTACTACCAGTTCCTTTGAATTGTTCTTTCTTAATTACACACTTAGTTGTTGTTTCGAATACAAAACATAAATAGGCATCTTCATTTATCTTTGAGTAATCTCTACACACAACTTCAAGAACTTTTGCTTCTGCATCAGGATTTGTTTTGATTGCATTTACAAGCTTTGGCATTTGTTCCATATCTCTATACACGATTGGAATATGACCAAAAGGCATATCTCTTTCTCTAAATACATGATCGACCATATCATCTGGACCAACATCAAGAACAACATGAGGTAATGGAAGTGCAGTAAACTTAACTGGATTTATAGCATCACCCTCTGCAACATGAAGAACACCAGTACCTACAGCAAGATCCATAAATGATTCGTGTACTTCTTGAGCAAAGTTTGAGTTCTGTATTACTTCAAATACATAATCTGTAACTTCATCAAGATCATTATTTATAGCATCTCTGCTTTCTTTTGGTATTTCACTACCAGCAGTAAAGTCAGCCCATCGAGCAAAGTTTGGAACTAATCCTGATTGAAGTCTTGATGCAAACTCTTGTACTCCAACAACAGCCGTTTCATCAAATATTCTTTCATCTCTTCTTTCACCTCTTGCGGTAGTGTAGAAAGTTTCACGCATAGGTAAAGCATACTCATAACATTCATTAAACAAAGGTTCCCATCGTTGCCGTATCGATTTGGCTTTTTCATATTTTTTCATGTAAGCGGCTAATAGCTTATCATTATCGTTTACATCAATGTTTTGATACATAACTGCCATTTAGTACATCATCGGATTTCTAAATCCAATACCACCTCGACCACTTGTATATAAAGCTCGTCTTCCTCTCCTACCTCTTGTAACTGGTGTTCCAGCTTTTGCACCCATCTCATAAGTAAGCTGTGTTTTTATTGGTGTATCTGAAGTAACTTCTTTTTCAAGAGCTTCTTGTCTACGTTCTACTTTTTTCTGAGTTTCTTCTTTTTTTTGTTCTTTCTGTTCTTCAGTAACTGTTGGGCTTACTGGTTCAGGTCGAGAACTGCCACCACCAAAACACATATTATTCTCCTACAATCTATTCCAAAAACTGGTCTTGTTCCTATTATTAGGCGATCTTGAAAAAATATCAAAGCCTTTTCTTGCATTGAAAGCTTTTACTGGTTTCTGACCAGCCATCAAAGTTCTACCCTCACCAGCTCCTAACATCAAATATTGAAGGGCATCATGTATGTGAGAGTACATATTCTTATCAGGTTTATCATCATATCGTTCCCCTGATACTTGCATACGTCTATAACAGTAACCACCTTGAAAACCTTTGATAAGTTGTGGACATCTTCTATCAATAAGAAATGCTGGCTTACCATCTGCCATCTTATTTAATTGTGCAGAAACAGATTCCAAACGTAAATCAACACTATTACTTGGAGCTGGGACAGCTTTTAATCCAGCACCTCTTAGTATTTGAAATGGTGTGGATTCATCTGTTTGCGCTCTAAAATCACCAGCGGGATCACCATAGATA